GGCCGTTGAGCCGGTTGTTGTTCATGACTTCACCCGCCAACCTGGTCAAACCGTTCAGTTAGACCGCTATAAGTTCTGGGGTACTCCTGGTACCAAGGACAGCCGTGAGCGTATTGCTGACCAAACCATTGGTACTGCTAACAGCCGCAACATCACCAAGGAGAAGGTGCTTGTTGTGCTGAAGGAATACACCGGCCCTGCAGATCCGGGTGATCCCACCCAGCCTTCTACCTTTAAGATTGCTCGTGAAACTCTGATTACCGCCCAGCGCCTGCTGCTGGACACCGGTAATCTGAATATGTTCCACCAGTCGATCGGCTCCTTAACGTTGCTGGATGACTATCGTCGTTGGCGTGATCGCGTGTTCCTTGATGAACTCGCTAAGTCTGAAGCCAATGGTGCTGCTTCTAGCTCCCAAGGTGGTTACTATTTCGCTGGTGGCAAGACTAAGGATTCTTCCGGTCGTGTTTCCTACACCACCGATGAATATGGCAGCCAAGTACAACAGTTCTCAGTGCGTACTGACCTGCTGACTGTTGTTAAGGATCTGCGTAAGCGCAACGTTCCTACCTTTGCTGACGGTTTGTATCGTTGCATTTGCGATCCCGTGTTCATGATGCATCTGCGTCGTGATCCTGACTTCCGTGAGATCGCTCGTTACGCTGGTGCTCCTGGCCAAGGCATGTACATGGGCAACCCCATGATGCCTAACAATGCCAGCTTCTACATGGGTCCCCAGGCTGGTCAAGGTTACTTCCTGGCTGGTGAGCCTGTGATGCCTACTGGCGTCCAGTTTGAAGGTGTGAAGTTCTTCGAGTCCACCAACTTCCCGACTAAGAACGTTACTGCTTCCTTCGATAACGGCTCCAGCTATGCTTCCAAGGAAGTTTCACAAGGCTTCTTCTTTGGTCCTCAGTCCGTTGGTGTTGGTGTGGGCGGTCCTAACGCTCAAGTGCTTATTAACAACAACGATGACTTTAGCCGCTTCATCATCTTGATTTGGCAACTGTACGCAGGTTTTGAAATCCTGAATAAGGACTTTGTGACCAATGCTTATAGCTTTGTTCAAGATGACGGCACAGTTTGATTTTTAGTCAAGTAAACATACATAGGAAAAATAGATGAGCTACTTATCTGCAAAAAAAATCTATCCGGGTAACCAAACCTCGGCTCTTAATGGTTGGTATAAAAACATCGATACCAACGATGATGGTACTAATAACGCTTCTTTAGGCGGCCCCACTTCTGTGTTGGCTACTCCTGGTTATCGTTATTTTCAGCAACGCGGCTATGTCGAGGTTGGTAGCGGTACGACCGCTGTTAACGGTATTGGCAATGTAATCGTTCCTTCTCCTTATAGAAACGATGACACCCGTCCTGACATCACCGGCATGGTGATTTCTGGTAGTGCCGCGCAACCTGCATATATTTATCGTGCAACCATTTCGGTTGCATCCGGTTGGGGCGATAATCGTGTGGCATCTGGTGTTTACAGCACTTCCGCTGTAATTTCTTTTGGTCGCAACAATGGCGGTGCTCCCGTTGCCGCTAGTGGCGTTGGTGAAGGCGTTGCTCAAGCCAACTTAGCTTCCGGTGCTGGTGGTTTCTATGCAGCTGGTGATTCTGCGTTAAGCAGTGTGCCTGTGTTGACTGCAACCGGGGCCGCTGGTGTTACCGCTGACAATGTTTATCGTGCAATTACGAGTGCAGAAACTTATTCTGTGTTCTCTAAAGCAACGGCAAATGCTACGGCTACCGGTGCTGCTATTCAGATCTCTGCTGCTGATGCAGACGCAGGCCTGAAAGGCTATCTGGTGGTGGAAGCATGTTACTTCCAAGCCGACAGCGCCCCCGGCTACGAAGATATCGAAGCCTACATTCCTGCTCGCACCGTTTCCTGATAGATGAGGTAAACTAGGACCAGGTATTAAATATCTGGTCCTAATGCTTTATCAACACACAAAAACAGGTGCTCGGGTAACAGTTGTTACTGAGTGGGATGACGGCGATTGGTTTATGGTTAAAGATCAAGATGATCGAGTCTTTACAGCTTATAAAAATGAGTTAGTAGAAGATAAACCAGCAACCACAGCCGTTAAGACACTTCAAGTCAAAGATAAAGCTGCAAAAGAAGAACCTAGGACATTTCCTCCTGAAACACGATTAAGCATTAACAATGCAACTGCACAAATGATTGCTGATCATGTAAAAGGAATCGGCATTAAGACTGCCAAGGAAATCAAAGATCTTCAGATGTCTTTATCGGGTGAAAAGTTTAGCAACCTTGAGCAGTTGAGACAAATTAAAAGAGTCGATTGGGATTCTGTCTTTTCAGCAAATCTTATTAGGATTTGATTTATTGCCCCGCATATGCGGGGCTTTTGATTATAACAATTTATAATTAGTTGATAGCAAGAGATAACAGTGCAACTTTCTGATTTTGATAAAAGCAGGGTAAGGTATCATTTGGGATACTTCACGGTTTCTGTACCAGCTGGTGATTATGCCAGGCTAGAAGAAGCAATGAATACAGTACCTGATTCTTTCTTTTACGACAAAATCATTATTCAAATTGGCCGTTGTGATACGGCAGAAAAGAAAACTGAAGTTGCATCTACTCCTTCTACTCGTTTAGAAACGATTGCTGGTGACGTTGATAGAACGATCCGATCTAGTAATGCAAAAGAAGCATTAAAAGTTTGGGACGAAATTTATTTATACGAAACCAATCGTCTTGCTGGCATCCTGTACGTTCCAAACTACAAGGATCCATTCCAGGCACGGTATCGGTTTGATCGATCTGGCGCTGAATTTATCCAGGCATTACCTGGTCCTGCTGACACTGCTGTTGGTTCCCGTTTGTATTTACGTGAGGTTGCCCGCTAATGCCTATTACAAATTTTCGATGGCTATCGGACGCTTTAGCAAGAGGAGGCGTTCCTAAAGAAGTTATTCAAACTATAAGGGATCCAGGTAGATTGTCTACGGATGCTATAGGCCAGTTTAATAGAATTGTTAGTGATACTGGTAGGAGTGCGCAAGCCACTGCAAGAAATTTAACAGGCGCTGTACAGCAAGCTGTAGCACAATCAAGAGGAGTTAATCCACAAAATCCTATTACGGGTTTTAATATTAACAGTGCAAATCCCCTGGGTCGTGGTATTACAGCACCAACTGTTGGAATTGGTACCCCTCGTCCTCCTGTTATTAGACCAACTATTTCAGGTCCAGCTCCAAATACATTCGGGGCTCCTTACATTCGTGATCCTGCTTTAGCAAGACAATTTATGAAAGGGGGACTACCAACAAATGTACCTCGTTCTCCTGTTCCTGCCCCTGTTGGAGCTATTACAGGTGCAGGAGTACAAAATATTCTTGGACGAGGGTTAAGTTATCTTTTTAGTGCTCCTGTTAGTGCAGTAACAACAATACTACAACACGACTTAAACAATCCTCTTGGTTTAACTGATAAACAAACAAGAGAACGTATTAAAGACCCTAAATTATCCCGGCAATATTCCGAAGCGTTGGCTTCTTATCAAGCTTCGCCCAGAGTAGTTCGTTTCCCTGAAGACTATAAAAGAACAGAACTTGAAGCAGGTTTAGGTGCTGAACAGTTTAGACCAGGTGCAGGGTTCCCTGGTCAGCAAGCCCCCATACCTCCTAACCTTCCTGATCCTGTTATCACAGCACCACCAGTCCCTGGTCAGCAAGCAGGAAACGCTGGTGCCATGCAAGAATACATGAATTTAAAAGCTAAAGCTAAAACACCAGAAGATTATCAAGTTCTTGATGAACTTGGCATGCGTATCCACCAAGAAAAATACGGTACACCAGAACAAAGAAGAGCAGAAACCATTGGTACTTTTAATCCTTTGTTAGCACAAATGGGATTGCCTCAGCCTGCTCAAGCTGGAATAAATTTCAATCCTAGTGCAGCATTTGGTAATCAAATGCCAGGAGTAAATGTTAGTCCTTATAGTGGAGCTTATGTTCCTCCTGTTACCAATGTCCCTCAATTAAATCTAACAAATCCTTCTTATGGTTATCAAGGAATTCCTTCTTTAGGCGATCAAACAAATATTGGGTTACCAGAAGATCAAAAAGATAAAGCACAAGAGTTTCTAAGAAAACTTAGCAAGTTTGGAGGGGGCACAAAGTAATGGCAAATTTAACTCAAGCAGACAAAGAAGCTGTTCGCGCAGTAGCTCGTAATTTAAGAATGGATCCCAATGAACTGGGAGCTTTGATTCTTCAAGAGTCGGGATTTCGCCCTAATGTTTGGGGAGGAGGCGGTAATAATTATTACGGTTTAATTCAATTTGGTGGCCCAGAAAGACAAGAAGTTGGTTTAAATCCTAACAAGATTGGTAATTATACTGTGGCAGAACAAATGCCACACGTAGAAAGATTTTTTAGAGGAAGAGGATTTAAACCAGGCATGGGTATTCAAAAAGCCTATGCAACTGTGTTAGGCGGTAATCCTAATGCAAATATTTACGCACAAGATAGCAATAAGACTAGTGTAGCCTCTGCTGCACCAAGAATGGCTCGCGGTGGAGATTTATATAAACAATCAGAACAATTATTAGGAGCTTCTAATCTTACTGGAACAGAGGCATTTAACCAAAACCTGGTAGATCCAGACCAACCCTATTCAAATACCACCACAGCTACAACTGCTGATGGTATTCCTATTAATATTAATATTTCTTTGGGTGACTCTAAAAAAACAGAAAAACGTAAAAGTATTGCAGATATTATGAGTAATAATTTATTAAATCAAGTATTACAACAAAGACCTTTAATAGATCCGATGACTTTGTTTCAACAAATGGGAGCAATGTTCCAATGAACTTAAGTTCATTTGCTGATTATGTAGATCAAGGGTCTACAGACTATACACCGGGAGAACTTAATCGATCAAGGTTGATTTCTTATTATCCTTTTGATCCACAAAAAATAACACAGACTATTGCTGCTGCACGTTTTAAATTTCGGCCTGATACAAATAATTATGGTCAGTCATTTCAAGATTTTTTTAACATGCAAGTAAATCCAGAAAGTTTATTTGAAACTGCAACACAGGATGGATTAAAGGAATTTAATCAATTCCAATCACTGTTTAATCAAATGGCATAAGCTATAATTAAAAAAACAATATAGATAACCGTGTCTTCAACTTCCACCAATAAACAGCCTTTACTTGTAGATAGACCGCTGTTTGATTCAGTAAGACTAACTACACAAACCGTTGGCAGTACTTCCACATTGTTTGTGCAAGGTGGTCAAGCACCATCCATTCTTGTTGATATGGATGCAGAGTTAACCGAAGACAATAATAATGGTGGAGTCGTTGATTCTATTTCTATTATTAGAGATGATGCAACTAGAGCACCTGATTACACACTAACAACAGCTTCCTCTGGCAATGCTGTTTCTATTTCTAGTGGTCAAGTTGTTTTAATTTCTGATATCACTGCTACAGGCGCACCAACCTCTGGTTATGGATATTACAAATACACAGGTGCGTCTGCAGTTACCGGTTTACTTGGTGGTTTAACTTATACAGTTGCATCTGGTTTTACCTATGAAGGTGTTGCATATGGTCAACAAGATCCTGTAAGAGTTGTTTTTTACCACACAAGAGGAACCACGACGCCTATTCCCGCAAGTGGTGATTATCAAATTTTATTTTCAAAAACTGTTCCGGCTAACACACAACAAGTTGATTGTTCTGATGTAATGCCTGAAGTTGCTTATCCCATGCCACAAGCAGGGGATACTTCAAGCTTAACAAATGGTGTTCCTCTTAGAAATAAAGGCATTTATTTAGAGAAAGGTGACCGTATTTATGTTGGCGTGGTTCCTGATGGTCCTTTCCCCAGTGGTTATACCAACGGTCTTCATGTTTCAGCGCAAGGCGGTTTCTTCTAATCATGGGAAAAAAGAACGGAAACTCCTTCGGTTCTTTTAATTCATTTGCTAAATCAAAAAGTATTGAACCTAAAGGCATAACACCAATCAGAACTGAGTTTTCTAAAGGCTCAGTTCCTGATTCAATTTATAGTTCTAATAGAGAATCAGCTTGGTCACGCTGGAGAAGAGGTTTTGAAATTTATTCAAATAGTTCTATAGGGCAAGTCTATAGTTATCCATTTGATTATATTGTTCCTGTAGGCACTGTTCCAACAACAGGACAACAACCAAGAATACCAGGTGTTTTTCAAGGTTTTCCAACTAAGAACAAAGAACTTGGCATGCACTGGGCCGGTGTAAGACTAGGCGGAAGTTTACGTTTAGATAATATTAATGATGGCTTAGGGACTAAAGCATCTATATTATCAGTAACAGAGGACAAAGATTATTGGTATGTTAAATTAGCAGGAAACTGGAGTATTTTTAATCCTTTACCAGCCCCTTTATACGTGTTTACAGGACCTGGTAGACCACCCCTTTATCCAATGAATGGTGAAATATTTGAAACCAGAATAGTCGTTGATGGTGGTGCTCCAATTACTTCAGAAACAATTGATCCAACAACACAAAAAAGATATGGTTATATTCAAGCCGTTGTTGTAGAAACGCAAGAAGCAACTGGAATTATTAAATTACAAAAACAAGGTTCAGTTGAATCAACCACGGATGCTGTTTTTGTTACACCAGCAAGAACAAGTCCTCAACTAGGTCGATTCATGATGACTGGAACAAGATATTGTTGTTCATGTCAAGACTTTACAAGAAGAGATTACGCTTATATTTCCCAGCTTGGGAGCACGAATAATAATAAAATTTTTCCACGTACTAAAGCATCAACCGTAAAACCAGGTCGTTTTGAAAGAATGTATAAAGGTGAAGTTGTTACTGGTGTTGGCCCTATACCTACGGTGCGCCCACAACTAGATCGTTTTGGAAATCCAATTCCTGATGATCGAGCAATGTCAAAAGGAACTGAAGATAGAGCAATGGAAGTGGTTGCTCCATCTGCTGAATACGAAATACCACCTCAGGTTACTCCAACCAGTGATACACAACGAGGTGCGTTAAGAGATCGCCCTGGCATGTTTAGAGATTTTGGTGGTGTATACACAAGAAGTACTCCTTTACCTTCTATTGAAGGTGCAAGGTCAGAAGGCATGCCCAGCTATAACGATTATGACAGTTCAAGAAATCCAGATGGATCTTATAACATAACTTCAATTACAGACTTTTGGACTCCTTTATTGGATGAAATTCGATATTGCAAACATATCTATGCAATGAAATTTGCTGAAAAAGTATTTCCGCCAGAGCCATCCGATTTTCCGGTTGGAACAGCAGAAGGTTTAACAGAATGGGAGCAAAAACTGGTAGAGCAAACCAATAAAGATAATCAAAAAGCTGAATATGAAATTGTAAAAAATGGGTTATCTAAAATGGATGTACCACCTTATAACTGTGGTGCTCCAATGATGATGCCAATGGCACAGAAACTATTTAATATACCAAGTGATTTTGTTCAAATGTCGAGCTTTAGAATGTATGATAAAAATGGTAAAGAATACATTCCATATCAAGGTGGGAGACCTGGAACGTAATGGCTGACTTTGGTGATATTGTTGATGGTGTTTTTGTTCTTTCGGAAGAACAAATTAATGTTCGCAAATACGGATTTAGTAACATTAAAGCTAGTGGAGTACCCACTGTATACCATGCTGGTGATGTAGTTAATTTACCTTATGAGAGTGGTGAAACATCAACTATAGAAGCCCTAGGAGCTTGTTGGGCAGCCTTTGCGAGTGGCGTTTAATTAATTAGTGTATACTAATAATAAGCTCAGATACCAAAGCAATACTAATGGTTCTGTAGCAATGGTTTGACCAGTATATACAGTATGGTTAATACCGATTAAAGACCTATGGAACTCGCTCCTCCTACTGATCAACGAATTGTAAACGATTATTTTAAACTACTTTCTTTTAGTAAATTAAAAAACGTTGCGTGGCTTTATGGCATGATTGCCACTTATGGCGTTAAGCCAGATAAACTATGGGACTTTAAATGGGGTCCTGATAATACTATTTTTATTAAAAATAAAAAACGTCCTATTTACCCACTGCATCCACAGTGGGTTATTTTATTTAATTTAAAAGAAAAACGACCCCAAAAATTATGGGGCCGTATTAGAACACTGTGCTATAACTTGTATCAAGAAATGGCTAATCAACGGATTGAATTAAATATTACAGATTTATTATTAGCTTATAAAATCAGGAAACAATACTATACAAGTATTAAGCAGCCATTGGTTGCTGATCGCTTGCTTGTGTCTGCAAGAAGCGCTGAACGGCTTTGACATTCCAGTAATAGCTGTCTCGTGACCAGGTTTTCCCAGGAAATGCTGTAAAGTGGGTGCCAAGCTTAAGGGTTCCATCATCACGGAAACGGAAAAGAGTTTTGCGGTCTAAGCCAAGCATCTCCTCTGCTTTGTTGATTGAAAACCATCCGGTTGACTCAGGTGCTTTTGCCATAGAAGAATTTGGCTTGCATATTTAAAGTACATAGAAAAACAAACTTATTAATGGCTTTAATAAACATTTCTTATTTTTATACGAATTTAGGAATCTTAAAATAAAGTAACCGCAACTGAAGAGATGTTCAATGACGAGAAGGAACCCCTCTCTATGCTCATTGAAGTCACTCCTCGGTTAGCCAAAAAACGTTATCGACAATCAATATACGAAGCCTGGAACCACTGTTGTGGTTATTGTGGTAGACCAGCAACATCTTTAGATCATATTATTCCTCGTTTTAAATCAGGCTCTAGTAATCGTAATAACCTGGTTCCATCTTGCCAACGTTGTAATAGTAATAAAGGTAGCTGCAATATGGAGGAATGGTTTCGTGAACAAAAATACTTTTGTCAAGAAAGACTAGAGAGAATTAAAGACTGGATGGATGTATCTTACATTTCTTGCAGTATTCAATCTTATAATGTAAATAACTTGTCTCCAGATCCAGAAGCTGCATAAATAAATGACGGGTCCAATTATTATTTTTAATCCAGGGATGACAGCAGGGATTCCTGTGCAAAATATTCCCAATGTATCTGTTCAGCCCACAATTCCACACGGAGGTACTTTAACAACTGAACAAGCCATAGAACAAGTTTTAAAAGAATTAGAGGAACAAAAAGCAGCCTTAGCACCACCACCTGAAGCAGAAACTATTATTAGTAGTGATCTAGATTTAATTCAAGAAAATACTTTTTTAGATAATGAAATATCAGAAGGACAAACTTACCCTAGCTCTGTAATTAATAGTCAAACAAGTACAACAACTACTGCAGATTATCCATCTACAAGTTTGTACTATGATCCAAATCTTGATGATAATGAAAAACTTAGTTATACAAGAAATAATATAGCTTTACTTTTGCCTTTTAAATTAGGAGGAAATATTCCCCTAACTCCTGTTTATCCAACACTTGAAACTACTCAAAGTGCTGTTGTCCGAGCACACGTTCCATCAGCATCTGCAAATAACTGGAAAGCCGCAGAAGTTAGATATACAGCACCTGGAGGTGCTGTACCGCAAGGAAGTACAGAGATTGCAAGTTATGGTTATGAAGCTGATGGGAGAGCAGTAAGTGTTGGTGCATCAGGCGCAAAAAATGCAGAAGCAAATGAACAAGTAAATAGTGCTTTAAAAAACACACAACCACAAGTAACTAAAATAAATACAGAAAATGCCGAAAAAAGAGGCAGAAATCAAGAAAAAATAAACAATTACGATGCTGAGGTTGCTATAGCAAATAAAAGAAATAAAGTTTTAGACGCTGCTCATCAAGCTTTTCTTGATCAAAGAAATAATATCAATGGAAATCAAACGGGTAATTATTTAGAAAATAGAGATGGTTTATTAAAAGCATTAACTTCTTTAAATGTTGCAGACCAAAGAGGCTATGAAGAGTTATTTAGAACTTTTTATATTAAAGAAGGTTTAGCCCCTGAAGCTTATAATTCTTTTAAAGAGCCGCCCTATGGAAATTTTAATAAAAATTATTATGAAACTCAAGATATTGAAGCAAAAAATAAATTTGACAATATTGTTGCGCTTGATGATGTTGATCTTTTAAGCAGATATGGAGCAGTTAGTAAAACTGATTTTGCATCTAAAGAAAACAAAGAAGACTATGATGCTACTAATTTTTACAGATTTAACTATACTCAACGAGTATTAAATGGTGAAAATGTTAGAGCAAATGAAGCAGAAGATCTAAAAAAATACGAAGGAGAAAATTTACAAGCAGAAGATATTATTACAGATGAAAGTATCCAGACGATAAGAGATAAACAGTTAGGTGTTACCTTAGATGAAAACTCTGAATTAGATGTTATAAAAAACAATGACTATTGGAAAAAACAATATGAAGCAGCTTTATCAGGAGATGAAAAAAACGCAGACTATCGCTATTGGCAAGAATTACAAAACGATCCTGCGTATTCAACAGAAAGTTTAGCTGGTGGTCGTATCCCTGTTTTTGAAATTAGTAAAGATAAACCAAATGATTTTGTTAGTTTGTTTTTAAAATCTCAAAGAGAAGCTGATACAACAGCAATAGAAAATATTCAAAGTGAAGCCGGAAGCGATGCTTACATAACAGAATTTGAAGATATGATCAATAATTTAATTGGTCAAGAAAGACTTCAACAGGTTAGTCAATTTGGTAATCTAACAAAAGACGCATTACAGCAAACAGTTGCTGAAATTCAAAACCAAAAAGCCAAAGAACAAAACATTGCTTTTTATCAAGGATTAGGTTCTTTTTCTGAAGTTTTTAATGCTGGAAAAACAATTGCTGATTCATTTTTAAATGACAGCGGCATTGGTGGAATACTACCAATGTCAAATAGGGGTAGAGATTATGCAAAAAGATTAGAAGATAAATTAGAAGGTTCAATATCAGGTTTAAAGAACAGTGTTGAATATAACTGGGAAACATGGTTTAAAGATACACTAAGCAAGAGATATTCGCCTAACTATGAAGAAAACAAAGAACGCTATCAACCCTATGAAATAAAAGAAAATATTTTAACCGCATTTAATAAATTTTTAAACCGCAATCTAGGTGTTGATCCATACAATCAAGAAGAAGGTGAGTTTAATGCGGTATTTTTAGATGCAGCAGGATTTAATGACACAGCCGAGTTAATTAATTATTTAAATGATCAAGCAATAAAAGAAGAAAAAATACTTGAAAATCCAGAAAGTTTAAACGCTTTGACGGAAGCAGAAAGAGCCGCATTAAGTACATCATCTTTAGACATATTAAATTTAATACAAGAAACAAGTCCAACAAGAAATGAAGTTTCTGAATATAGTGAATTTATAAAAAAAATAGAAAATTTAATTACTAATCAAAGAAATGCAATCGATTCTCTTGATGAAGAACTAGGAAACAACTTAACTATTGATGGAATAGATGAAACAGTTGCTGGTAGATTTGCCAGGGATTTTGTTAATGATTATTTAAAACCAAGATTTGATACATCCAGATCAATGGATGAATTTGTTGAATATATGGATGTTCGCCAAGAAGAAAAAAATCCTTTTCAAACAGAAGATTTAGCTTTTGCTTTAAGAAATGCCGGACAAATTCAAGCCAATGCTTATTTAGAAGAACTTGAAAAGAGCATTGGAGAAACATCTAAATTTAATACTGATTTTTATTTTGATCCTATGGGAAATGGAGCAAGAGTAAACCCGCAAAAAGAACAAGAGTTGCAAAATCAAAGTGAGACAGTTAATAAAGATTGGGAAGATGCACAAGAAAATAATTTTAAAAATGAAATTCCAGGTACAACCATTGGTGATACATGGTATTCACAAGCTTATAGATATGGTTTAGGTGGATTTAATGAAGAAGGAAAGTGGACGTTAAGTAAAGATGATTTTGCGCAACTACATTACTGGACTCTTGGCCAATACAAAGACTATGATCCAGCACTTGATTTATTAAATACTACTATTATTACCGATAAAGCACAAAACATTATTGATACTTATTTAAAAGATAAAGCAGCAGCAATTGATTCTCCTTTCGGTCGTTTTATTACACCTGAAGAATTTGCAGATGAACTACTAGAAGGAGTAGATTTTGCCGATGAAAAATACGATAAAATTTTAAAAGATTTAGGTTTAGAAGATTTTACAGGTACATTAGATGATTTAAAAGGATACATTATTGATATCATGAGAACAGGATCAGCCCTGGAAATTAGAGAAAATATTAAATATCTAAATGAACAACGAGAAGATCCAAGCCAAGAAATTTTAGGAATTACATATATTGATCGCCCTGAAGATTTTACAGATGAAGCACCCAAAGGTAAAACATGGTTGTTTGAAAGTTTTCAAAAGTCTGGTTATCAAGGGACAGAAGATGAATTTTATGAATCATTTTTACCTGATGTAGATCGTTCTGAAATGGAATTACTTGGTGAAGTACAAAGTGGTAAAGGTTTAGAATTTGGTTTTGGATTGCAAGATGCATTAAGTGATCCTTTAGCAGCATATTCAAATATCAGTTCTTTTCTTGATTTTGGAAAAGATGAAACGGATGGAACGAATGAAAATCAAACAACAACAAAACAAACAACTCAAAAAGAAACAAGTGTTTTTAATGTATTTGACTTAGGATATGATGATGAAGACACTTATACAAAATCAAAAAGTGCTCAAGAATTTTTAGGTGAATTTGCTCCTTACTTTAAATAAACATGTCAGAAAAAAGAAAGAAAGCAGCTAAAGCAGCTAAATTAGCAAAGGATGAAATGGCTTGTAATAAGCCTAGAAAAACGCCAGGACATGCCACTAAATCACATGTAGTAAAAGCATGTAAAGATGGTAAAGAAAAAATTGTACGGTTTGGCCAACAAGGTGTAGAAGGAGCTGGCAAGAATCCTACCACTGAAAAAGATAAAGCAAGAAAAAAATCTTATTATGCTAGACATAATGCACAAGATCCGAATCCCGATAAATTCTCTGCACGCTATTGGTCGCATAAAGTTAAATGGTGATTCAATGTGAATTTGAAACTACTGATGTTAGAAATCTATACGATGCAGTTTGTGATGCAATTGAAAATTGGCCTGGCTATCCGGGAAGACCAGTTCAACAACAGGAAGACTACTTGCGGTTAAAAACGTTTTTATTTAGTATGTTATGTGAAATGATCTTGAGGGACCAATGAGAAAAGGCGGTGGTTACATTCAGGGTGCTCCCAAAAAAACCAAACAAGGCCAAGGAAAACATTCAAAATCTAATCACGGAAGAAAGAAATTACGTGGTCAAGGCAAGTAAATTGTTATATTATTGGTAATGATTTACCAGTAGTATTTTGAACTTTTCAAAGGCAATACAGTTAATCTGTAAATATGAAGGGTTCAATGAAAAGGCGTATCCCGATGTATGCACTGGGGATGCGCCTTTTACTATTGGCTATGGAACTCAGTACTATCCAGATGGACAACCTGTATGTAAAGAACACTGTTGCACTAAAAAAAAGGCATTAGAGTATGTCAAAGATGAAATTAATTTAATAGAAAATGATTTAAATAAATTAAACTTACATTTAGACAAGTCAATGAAAGAAGCTTTAATTTCTTTTATTCATTCCATTGGTTGGTCTGCTTTTATTTTTACAGGTCTTCCTGAATATATTGAAAATGAGAACTGGTCAGAAGTCGCTGATCAATTTTCTCGTTGGATTTTTGATTGCGAACACAATGTTATTGGAAATTTAGTAGATAGAAGAAGAGAAGAAATTCATTTATTTTTTCAAGAAATTAACGAATCTCCCTGGGGATCAACTGAAATTCTTTTACGTGCTTTTCGTAATTATGTTGCTTCACCAAATCAAGTACGTGCAATCAAAAAACTAGAAGAAAATATAAATCCTCAAATACTAGCTGATTTTGGAAATGAATTCGATATCAATAAAGGCTTTTGGTTGGATTAGAATAATATAAATAAAACGGAGGCTAATGGAAAACACGCCTGAACCACAAGAATTTGTTCTTCCATTAGAACTTCAGTTTTCAATGCGAAAAGCAGAGATACAAGCTAAAGACATGACATGGGAAGAATTACATTCAGCCCTATTAACTCTTTATTATCAGCGATTATTAGAATGGCAAGCAGTAAAAGAGATTATGGATAATGAAAATATTCAAATTGATTTTGATGTTCCAACTGATTTAGAATTAGCAGAACTTGCTGCTTGCGTTGCCCCAGAGGAAGAAGATGGCGAAGATCCTTTTGAACCCTTTTAATAAATAAAAACCATGTTATCTACAGAATATCGTTTACGGTTGCAATTTATTTGCAACCGTATTGCAAAACAACAAGAAGTTCAATTAACCGATGTTATTTGGGCTGAAAAATTAGCAAAAGCAAATCGATCTGCTGCAGAGCTTTTAAGAAAAGCTAGAAGATTTGCTTGTAATCCAGAAATCGAAACAAACAGTTTAGATAGTTTGCTCAACGATTTAGACCTAGGTGATCCTGACCCAAGTAATCACAGAACAGGTTTTAAGAGCGCAGATGATATTGTCGATTGGTTTAGCCAAGAAAAAACAGATGATTGGAGACAAAGAGATTAATAAAACCTTTTAAAAAGGTTTTAAAAAATTAATTAAGAATTAAGAAGTCGCGATAGGTACCATTGTGCTTTCTTCAAAGACTCAGTACCCCCTTTTTGTTTTTCTCTCCACAAATATTTTGCGACGTTACCTTTTAGGTATCCTCTATATTCTTCTTTGGTTAACTGTGCTTCGATTGCTTGGATGCATTCAACACCATCTCCCAAATAATGTGGGGGATGATTAACCATATCAACAAGTTCTGGCATAACGCCAGAAAGAGTCACAACCATTGGAGGCTCGTTCAATTCGCTAAACCACGGCGCTGAAGGGATCTCAGGCCCTCTAGCGTCAGCTCCGCAGGTGGTAAGTTCATGCCGATCTTCTCGCTCGCCATCGGCAATGTTCCTGGATACAGGTGAGCTTCCTCTACTGACGGAATGTAACCAGTTTTCCCCGGTCTCTTCATTCCCTCCAAAGCCAAGTTTTTTCTCTCCATCCCTGTTTCGCATGCTGAAAGACCACGATTGTACATATCATACAAAGGTACATCATTATCTGCATTGTCTAAAGGTTGCCCAAAAGTTTCTTCGCTTAAGCAACGACAATCAATTTCATCTTTTACAAAACTGTCTAAAAAATTAGATGCATTCATCAACATTTTTTTAATTGATTTATTCCTCTTACAATAATACTATGGCAAAACTAGATAAAGACCTTGTTTGATTTAAACTACGATCCTTTAAAAGATTCAGCTAGCTCTGGAAGTGAAGTCACAGACTTAAATCCAGGTCGAATTTATAATACAGATTTAAGACGTTTAGAAGAAGAAGATATTGATATTGTTGGTCCGTCAAATCAAAAAGAAAAACAAATTACTAGTTATATGAGAGCAGCTAAAGCAGCTGGTAAATATAGAAAAAAAATGGAAATTGATTATCCATTAGGTCCTGGTGGAGATGTGCCAGGTTACTTTTCAGGAGATCGTTTTGGTAAATCAGGTGGAACCAACTACGCTGAAAAACCAAAACGATTTTCTGGAAAACCTTATGGTTAAACTTTAGAAAAAACAACTTCTTTTTTCTGACTTTGATACTTACCTTTTCTATCCTGGTAGCTAGTTTCACATGGCTTTCCCCGATGAAAAATTAATTGGGTAATACCTTCATCGGCATAGATACGATTAAATAAACCAGTACAATTACTAATTTCCAAAGTAAGATAACCTTCCCAACCAGCTTCAGCTGGAGTGATATTAACAAGAATACCTGAACGAGCGTAAGTTGATTTTCCAACAGCAACAACTGTCACATCTCTGGGCAGTTTTAAATGTTCTTGAGCCACACCAAGGCAATAGCCATACGGGGGCAAAATAAAATACTGGCCATTTTCATCTTCTAACAGTTCAGCAGCTTTTAAAATATCATCTGAATTAAAATTTTTTGGATCACAATCTCCTCTTTGAGTGCCACCAAAAATTAAACATTGGCTAGGAGATAGACGAATATCATAACCATAAGAACCAAGTCCGTAGCTAAGAATACGTTTCCCATCTTTTTCCTTACATGAATAATCAATAAAAGGAGAAATCATGTCCTGCTGTTCAGCCAGCTCTTTGATTTCCCAGTCTGACAACACCGACATAAATTTTGAATTTTCTTGGTATAACTACATTAAACAATTATGCGCCCCTTTGGGGAATAAATGTCAATAAATTTTTCTGTAAAAAATGTGGTGTCTTGTTTTGGCTGCAGATAAACCAAAAGAGAAGTACAAGTCCGTTGTATGCCAATTCCTTCACTGGTATGTTTTATTAGTGTTGGCGCTGTTTTTAAAATACAAACAGGAAAATCAAAAATCTTTTGTTCATAACGAATCATATCAGGACAGTTGGTAAAATAAAGACCTTGTTCTATATCTCCTTTCCACCAAGACCTGTAAAGCTTACGGAACCAAACAGCGTGAGATGAAGTTAAAGAAGGAGAAGAGGCCCTAGTCATTTTCCAGCGATCTTCTTTTTTATTCCAGAAATAAGCACCAGAAGGTGGAAATAAATAAACACGACCGTACCAGTCCTGTACATTTAAACCATCATCGGTAGGAGTAAAAAAATTTTCTGCCTGGATATATTCATTGGCAACTTTAGAACTTGCCACGTCTAACTCAATGCCGCCCAACAATTGATGAGCAGCAGAAGTCAAGTCATAATTTGTAATATATTCTCGGTCTTCATTCAAACCTTTGCGAACATTAGGTATTGCCATTAATCTTTGTCTTTTTCGTAATCTACTTCAAAATAACGAATTCCTTCATTGTCATTAATAATATAACCAGCTTTTTCTTCTGGGTTAATTTTTTGTGCTGCAGCCAACACTCTTCTAAATGTTTCAGCTAAATCGCCATTATTTTGTGTCTCACATTCTTCTTGTGCGGCATGAAGTTCTTTTAAAGTTAAAAAGAATACCGCACGTTGACCAGTAGGTTGAAAGCAAAGAACACCAGGCCCCTCAATAGCCCAGAATTTTCTATACATTTCACACATGTCACCCAAAATAAATTTGGATGTTGTGTCTAGCATTTTAAGCTTTTCCTCATTAATGTCTTCACCTAAGGTCGCACGAATTAATTTTTCTCTCTTGTTCATGTTTAATTAAACCTTGTTTTGATAAAGAGTCTAATAGTTTTGGGAGTGGTTTGTATATTACAACAAGTTTGCCGAGGTTGCCACGTTTTTTAATTAGCTTTCCGTTTTCATCTTTTAACTTATCAAATTCTCCCGATCGAATTAAGTATTCAGCTACGCACCGCAGTCGTCTTTTTAAAGGTAGTTCTGCAAGTGGAAATTTACCACAAATTGTATCTGCTTGCATATCTTTAAAAGCCAACCTTAATCGGTTGGCTAAAGTCATGCCTAAACCTTCATCTTCTTCCTCATAATTTTTTATGTTTTCTAGATACCGTCTAAGACATCCATCATCAAAAGAACCAAAAGGAGGTAAAAAATATAAAACCTGTTTAACTAAAGATTCTGGCAATATTTGTTTATAGTTTTTAATTGTAAGAATTGAAAAATCAATTCCATCAAAACGATGTGCCATATTATAAAGTATCTTTGTGAGAGGTTTTGTATAAAGCGCTTTTGAAAAAATCGCTTGACTCAATTTTTTTATTCTTACTAAAAGATTGAATCAATTGATTCCAAGGAATACGAATAATCGCTTTTTTTCCAGGATCAGGCGCAATATTTATATAGTGTATACCTTCTTTCCATCCTTTGTCAGCTTTATTTCGGCCGACTGCGATCCAATTTCTAATTGTTTGATCAGATACATTTAAACGGCGTCCGCATTCTTCCGTTGAAACGTACTCATCGGCATAAGCATCAGGACATAAAGAAATAGTTTTATCGTCTTTAGTTTTTTCAAACCATAAAGAATTAAGAATATTTTTAATTCCTTTTAGTTCATGAGCAACGTCTTCTATTGCTTTTCTAATTCCAGTCATCATGCAGTTTGTTTTAATTAATGCTAGTGTATAAAAAACAAAATTGTCAGATGGAAAGCCAAGTTCCTTCCAGTCAGCCTCAGCAACAGATCACCCCAGAAATGCTGGAGCAGCTGAAGAAACAAGCTAAAGAACTTGCAATTCAACAGGCTTTGCAGCAAAGATTAGCATTTGAACAAAATCAAGTTCAACAACAAATGCAACCCCCCGCTCAAAGCAAAACTGTTAAAACCCCCTTGGTAAACAATAGAAGAAATCTTACAGTCGCAGAAATTATTTTAATGTTTGCAATTTCTTGCGGATTAGTCTTTGGGGTGCAATCTTGCTGGAACTATGCAACAAATATTTTACCTAAAATTGAAATCAAAGTACAAAAATAAATCAGATACAGGGGATTTATAATGATGAAACAGGTTGTATGTAGTTAAGTGGCCGATAGAAAGATTACAGAACTAGGCGCTATTAATGCCTCTAGTATTGCAGACGATGATCTGTATACGCTTGTTGATGTTTCTGAGGTTGACCCTGGTTTAAAAAATAAAAAATTTACGTTTGCTTCTTCAAAAGAATACTATAATTTTTACTATCTTCAATTAACTGGCGGAACTGTTTCCGGTAACTTAACGGTCACCGGAAATCTTTCTGTTGGAGGAAATTTTTCTCCCGCAAATATTGATGTTACAGGTGTAAGCACTTTTAATCGTTTAAATTGTACAGGAACTGGTACATTTACTAGTCTATTAAGTGGCGCGAATATTACTGGAGCAGTTGTAAATGTTGGTAATCTTTTTACCGATACCGGAAATATATTAGATTTAACAGTTACAACTATAACTGGAGGCAGCGGAAATTTTGTCAGACTTTCTGGTCAAACTGTTACGGGCGCCACAGGTGCTTTTACTAATGTCACTGGTCAAAATATAAGCGGTACTACTGCCAGTATTACTACGATTTCTGGCACAAATGCCACAGTTACAAGCACCATATCAGGTGCAACAATAACAGGAGACACTGGTAATTTTACTAACTTTACTGCGACCAATATTACTGGCGCTACAATTACAGGTGCTACTGGCCAGTATTCTGTATTAGATGCAGGCACTGGAAAATTTACGCTTGTTTCAGGCGCAACAGTTACCGGAACAACAGGTCAATTAGGAACATTAACAGGAGGTACTGGTAATTTTGTTCTGGTATCAGGAGATACGGTAAAAGGAACAACAATTACTGGAACAACTGGACAAATTGTTAATTTAACTAGTACGTCAGGATTTTTTACTTATGTTTCAGGAGGAAATGTTACAGGAGACACAGGTAACTTTAGTAATTTAACAGCAGACACTGGAAGTTTTACTTACTTAACAGGCACTACTATTTCTGGTGCAACTGGTAATTTTAATAATTTAAGTACCGATACAGGCACATTTACTCTTATAAGTGGAACTACAGTCACTGGCGATACAGGAAACTTTACATCAATTACAGCAGCAACAGGTACTTTTACAAGCTCTTTAAGTTTTCCTAGTTTAACTCTAACTGGCGATTTAACTGTTGGCAAAAAATTATACGTTGGCGAAGATGCGTTAATTACAGGAATTACAACAGTTGCTAGAGCAACTGGTTATGACTTTATCGTAAATTCAACTACATCAGGAGATGTAATTACTGTTGAGCCAAGTGGTGTTGTTTATATTCAAGATCCATTAGTTATACCTGTAGCCAATAGAGCAAGTGGTGCTGGTTACTATATAAATACAGGGACTACAAACATTACAGGTAATAACACAACACTAGATTACAGTGGTGGAAATGGTTTTAATTACGAAGGCAATAATGCAAGTGGTTACTATGGAAATTTAGTTGTACCCAATTTAATTTCCACAGATACAATTACAGGTTCTGCAGCTACCTTTAGCAATTTAACAGGTAGTACTACTATTTCAGGTGGAACAATTTATGGCGGTACTATTACCGGAACTACTGGTCAATTTCCAACACTAACAGGTGGAACTGGTACGTTTACGCTTGTTAGCGGAACCACCGTTACAGGCGCTACTGGTAGTTTTACCCAAGCAACGGCAGGAACAGGAACCTTTACTCTAGTCAGTGGAACAACTGTAACGGGAGGCACTGGTAACTTTGCTAATTTAACTGGTGGAACTGGTACATTTACTCTTGTTACCGGAACTACTGTTCAAGGTGCCACAGGGGATTTTGATACCATCAGTGGAACTAGTGGAATAATCACTACTATTTCTGGAGTTACTTTAATTACTGGTGTTACCGCTAGTTTCACAACAGGTAACTTTACAGTTGCTAATTTCGTTATTGAAACAACAGGTAACATTACAACTACTGGTGGCTATGTTTCAGGTGCTAGTGGTTTATTTACTGATGCAAATATAACAGGTTTAATTATTTCAGGTAGCGGTGGTAATTTTGATGTATTAACAGGTGGCACAATCACAGGCACCACTGGGGATTTTGCAAGGGTAAATGTAGACACTGGTGTATTCACTTTTGCAAGTGGGACATCAGGCGCATTTACAACTATTACAGGCACAACAGGACATTTTGTTACATTAACTGTTGATACTGGTATTATCAGGGAAAAATTAACTGTTACTGGTGACGCATATTTTACTGAAGATATTTTTATTACAGGATCAGGTGACTTTGGATCTGGTATTGGCTTAAAAGCAACAGGTGAAGTTAAATTTTATGACGCAGATTCAACTCATTATGTTGCTTTTAAATCTGCTGATACAGTTTCTACTAATGTTACTTGGGTCCTTCCAGCTACTGATGCAACTACTTCTGGGGATGTACTATTAAGTGACGCAGCTGGTACATTAAGTTGGGGTG